GAAAAGTCGACTGGATCGCCTTCCGGGACCAGGCAATCGATCTCCTGGACTCCCTGGGCGCCGACTATTATATCAAAAACTCATTAAGAAATTTATAAAGATTATGAAAAAAATAAAAAAAACTAAAAAATGGAAAATTACCGGGAATTAATCGAAAAGATCGATGGACAATACCTGAAAGTGCTCATAAAAGCCGCCAATGCCGCACAGATAAATGTTTCCGATGATCCAAATACGGCAAACCTGGTTTCGCTTGAAAAGGCCACAAAGATGCTGGCCGATTATATTGCCGGTGAAAAGGAGCCCTCATTTAAAAACCGCTCGGAAGCCCTGCTGTTTTTACAAAAAGAGGGCTACAAAATAGAAAAAAGCAAGCTCTATGCGGATTGCAAAAAGGGCCTCTTAAAGCTCCAGGCGGATGGAAGCGTCCTTGAGTCGGATATACCCATCTATATCAAGCGTGGCCGCCTCGAAAAACCGGAAGAGATCGAGGCAAAAGCGGATAACACAAAACTTATTCGCCGCAAGCAGGAAAGAGATATTGAGAAATTAGAAGAACAGATTGCAGACTTGAAGTTCAAACGGGAAGTCTCCGCGGGGAAATACATGCTCAAAACAGATGTTGAAATGGAGATCGCCGCCAGGGCCGCCGCCCTGGACGCCGGTCTTCGCCATATGTACCAGTCTAAAATACCCGATTGGGTCGAAATCGTCGCCGGGGATCCCCAAAAAACAGCCATACTCCTGGAATCGATCAACCAGGACCTCGACGACCAGCTAAACGAATTCGCAAACATGAGCCGGTTCCAGGTGATTTTTGTTAATGAATTGGAGAGTTGACGAATGATAACAATGCACGGAAAATCTTGCAGTCATTACGCCCGGGGTTACTGCCTCATCGGTTGCCGGTCCGAGGGCATCAAGCCCGGGCGATCCTGCAACCACGATCTATATTGCGCGTGTCACTCCAAAGGGGCCACGTATGCCCTGGCCGAGATGGTACTGGAGATCATAAATAAAAACACAAAGGATGAAAAATGTTTCAAAACGCCATTAAAATATTAAGAAAAAAGCGGGAAATGGATGAGGTTGTCCTCGGCCAGATGGAAAAGGACGGGGTTAACCCGAAATTTACAGAAAAAGAAAAAAAGATCCTGGAAGAACTCAAACGAGCCGAAAACATCCTGGAAAAGGCCGGCCACGACGTGCACCTCGTTGAGAAATGGCTCGAAAGACACCGAAGAATCGCAGATTAAACATGCAACCATCAATCTTCAATTATCAATCTGAAAGCATCAATCTAAAATCCCCTCCCTGGCTCCCCACGCCCTTAAAAACCCGCCTGCAGGAAAAAGGCCGGCTGGAAATCACCACAAAATTTTCAAAAGCGGACCGCAAGGTCATGCGAAAACGCCGCAAGGTACCTGTCAGCCAGTGGGCCGAAAAACACAGGGTCGTTACCATGAGCTCGCTTCCCGGCCCCTGGAAAAACCATGTAACCCCTTATCTTGCCGGCATAATGGACGCGTCCTTTTATTCATCTGTCCAGACAGTCATCGTGTGCAAGGCGCCACAGACCGGTGGATCAGAAGCGACTCACAACTGTATAGGCTATTCCATAGATCGGGCACCAGGTCCCGTTCTGTATATCTACCCGGATGAGCAGACGGCCAGGGACAACAACAAAGACCGTATCCAGCCGATGATTGAAGTATCCCCCAGGCTTCGATCTTATATGACGGGCGTTGATGACGATGCGACATCTCTCAGGGTCAATCTGCAACACATGCCTATATACATGGGCTGGGCCAGATCGGCCGCCCGTCTCGCAAATAAGCCCATAAAATATCTTGTTTTTGACGAGACGGATAAATACCCGGACACCGCCGGTAAAAGAGAGGCGGACCCGATCTCCCTGGGTGAGAAAAGGACCACCACCTATAAATGGAATAGAAAAATCTGGAAACTTTCAACGCCCACCATCGAGGCCGGACACATATGGCAGGCGCTCACAAAGGAGGCCCAGGTTGTATTTGACTACTTTGTGAAATGCCCCTTTTGCGACGACAAGCACCTTATGACTTTTGAGCAGATCAAATGGTCCAGGGGTATAAGTGACGAACACCCGGATCCTGAAAGAATGGAATCCGAAAAACTTGCCTGGTATGAATGCCCGGATTGCGGCGAAAAATGGAAAGACGAACACAGAAACAAAGCGGTAAAAAATGGAGAATGGAGGGTAAGAAAAACAGGGGACGGACTCTCCAAATATCTTAAAAAGCACCGGCCCTTGAAAATCGGTTTTCATGTCCCATCCTGGATTTCCTATTTTGTCAGTCTGTCCGAAGTGGCGGCGGCGTTTTTGCGTGGTCTCAAAAACAAAACAAAATTAAAAGATTTTCAAAACGCCCACAAAGCTGAACCATGGTTCGACTATACCCTTGAACGCTCAGAGGATAAAATATTGGCGCTACGCGATGACCGGCCCCGCGGCCTTGTTCCCGGGAATAACAGCGACATCGTGGCGGGCCTTACCGCCGCCGTGGACACTCACAAGTCCGGTTTTTATTTTGAAATCAAAGCATGGGGATACGGTCTCATCCAGGAGAGCTGGCAGATCAGAGAAGGTTTTGTCACGTCATTTGACGCTTTGGGACAAGTTCTTTTCGATGATATATATATGGATCATCGGAAAAACCAATATATCGTAAAAATGGCGGTCATGGACGCCATGGGCGGCAGGACATCGGAGGTTTACGACTGGTGCCGCCTGCATCGCCGCAGGGTTTGTCCGTTCAAGGGCGAACATCGCATGAACCAGCCCTTTGCGTATTCTAAGATCGACACATATCCCAAAACCAACAAGCCGATCCCGGGCGGCATTCAGCTTTTGCGGGCAAACGTAAATTATTTCAAAGATCTTCTTTCAAGCAAGCTCGAAATAGCCCCGGCGGATCCCGGCGCCTGGCATCTCCACAGCGAGGCGACGCAAGAATACGCAAGACAGATGACCGCAGAATATGTTGACGAAAAAGGACTCTGGCAATGTATGTCCGGAAGGGCGAACGAGGCCTGGGATCTTTCCGTCTACAACCTGGTGGCCGCCGAAGTTAAGGGCTTTAAGTATTGGTCGGTCCCGGACGCTACGGGAAAAGCGGATAAAAAATCAGGCCGAAAGGTGAGAAGCACCGGATATGAAAAACTTACCACCTGAAAAAATTGAATGTCTTAGAGGTGCAGAGGAAATATGTGATTTTGTCAAAGAGGATCATAATCAAATTACATATTTGGTTGAGAGTGAAAATTTACCGGCCTGGAAGCGAAATGAAAAAGGACCCTGGAGGGCCCTGAATGTCGATCTATATAACTGGATGATTTTCCAAAGGCAAAAATACATTAAAGATACGCCCAAATATTTGAAACAATCACACCCCGCAAACCCTTAAATATAACCCAGGCTTATATTAATAACGATTATTATAACTATTTTTATTCACTTTTTTTTAAAATAATACTTGACAACACCTAAAACAATTGTTATATTATATTTAAAACAAAATATAAAAAGCCCCATCGACTACCATCGATGGGGCTTAACCACAACCTCCCGCTCAAGCGGGGAACAGGAGGTCGCATGAAACCATACAGGAAAATATCAACAATTGAAAGAAAAATTGAGGAGGAGCTGAAAGATTCTGTAATTTTGAATAAAAAATATGGCGTCACAGATGGATCGGTGCAGGCGGAATTGAGGTTGAGAGCAGACTCTCGGATCAATCTCAGGGTAGACCATCTTCACTACCCTAAAAATTTGCGCCGGGACAGCAATCCATTGTGGAAAGAGATGTTACAGATATATAGGGACATTGAAAATGCTGCACGGATTGTTGATTTCTGCCAGGATTTTTTCGAGACTATCAACATCAAAACTAAAACCGGCCCCATCAGGCGGGCAGAGGCAAAAAAACAATTTAAAATTAAAATGGGTAACCGGTTTTTGAGCGATTGCCGGCAGGCCAAAAAACGGACAAAAAAGCTCACGGCCCAGGTAGCGGAATTACAGGCACGGCAAAAAGAATTGTTGCCGCAACTGCGCCGTGCAAACTCAGAATATCTGGCCGAGCGAAAAGCAGAAAAGGCTGAAATCGCTCGAAAAAATACAGAGGCTATCGCATCTGGAAAATTTTGGAATGCAACAAAAGAGGCCCTGAAAGATTATTTTAAGCCCCCGTTTGAGAAAAATTATCTGGCCGATGTGTCCGAACGCTGGAGGGCAGCGTTATTTATAGCGATGAAATCAACCGGATATAAATCATATTCCGGGGACTGGAGGCACAAACTGGAACCTACCGGAAATGGCTATCTTTGCGGGATTGACGACAACGGCGACGAATGGGGTCACGAGGTGGCCCTGGAAGAATGGATGGGAATTGACGAACATGATAACATCACAGATTACGGCGTTGGCGTAATTCATGCGATGGCTGAACTGTTCAACGTCTCGGCACATAAATGCACGGAATGTACCCGGCAGGGCGATTTGTTATTCTGCCCGGAAAAAATACCGGAGGGCACAGAGTTATATCACGAGGAAAAATGGGAGGTTTTTGAATCTCATGAAATCTGGAGTCCCGGCCTGTACAGAAACGGCAATTATTTTAGATCGGATCAAGACATCGAGGTATCACACACCAGCCATGATATGATAGTATTACCGGCAGGCAGCTACAGGCTCTACGAATTGCAGGTTGCCGATGCAGATTAAAACTAAACATATCAACAAGAAATGCGCCAACTGCGGCCAGGAACGACATCCGGACTC